CCCCACTCACACCTAATTCCCGCAGGCGCCTAAGTGAGGGGGGGCTGTCTTGGTCCAGCTGACCACGCGACTATGTTGGGAACAAGTCGCTGTAGGAAGGTACGTTAAAGGAACCAGGTAAGGGCGCTTCATGCACCTTGCGCCAATCCTCAGGTGGAGTATACTGAGCCTGAGAGATGGAAGACCGAACGTACTCAGTATTATACGTCATCCAACTTGTTGGGAAGTCCATAAGAGCGGGAATTGGCTCGATCTCGGTCAGTTGATCGAACCAGCTCTCATAGGCTAGTTGGGATTCCGCGGAGACTCCAAAGACATCCTCCATCAGCCTTCGCGCTGATGATGTTGGTGGAATGTCAAGCTCTGGACGCGGTCGCGCAAAGGCATCAAGATATTGCTCTCGTTGATACCAGGATAGATTGCGCATTTTTAGCACTGCGCGTTGGTCATAGGAACGGGTCAAACGCAGCGCGGCCCGGGCCATTGCGGAGACAATGGGACATCCGGGGTACTGGTAACCGAAGCTCCAGGCCTTGGCACGGAGTAGACACAATTGCTTCGAATGTTTAGACGCGAAGTATTGGCGGTCAATCCACCCAAAGCTAGCAAGAACTTTCCGAGGGTCGGTTATCACAGTCATGCTTTCTGTGTCAAAGATCTGACCGCAGAAAGAGGCTTGGTTAAGGTGCTCATGGATCTCAAGCTTCGCAATGAGCCCAAGCTTGGCATAATCGTCCTTAGTGGGAATTGGGCCGTCGATCCGAAAAAGACCGTCGTCACCCTCAACCACACCAACTACGGTGCTGCCAAGCTTATGACACAAGAAAAGTATGAACATTAAATTAGAGAACCCGTTACCAAGACTGGTGCACATTTCCCCACTCATCCTTGTAGCACCCAGAAGGAGTGAGATGTTTTTGTTCTGGATCTTATTACTCCCACCCAAATACTTCTTGACAGTCTCCATAAATTTGTCATGTTCCGGGAGGCTGGAAGTAGCCCAATCGTACAAAACAAATTCTACGGCATCCATTATCTCTTTGGTGAAAAGTGCCTCGAAGGATTTATAGTCACTTGCAAGGTACCTCGCGCCAGCCTTATAAAGTCTGTCGAAAACGTATTTTGCCCGATCGGCAACAGGTATTTTCTTTATGAACCATGAATTTTGGAAGAGTTCCTTTTCAATCAGGTGGAATATAGGCCCTACCTCAACCTTAAACCTGTCCATGCGGGAGTTAATCGCACGTGCATGCTTAAAGTCAGTGTATGATTCCGCCTTCATGAACATCTTAACCTTAGCATCCGCATCGGTTAATGGGCCAGACTCATTAAAGAGCTTGGTCAATTCAGCTTTGCGAGCTTCGGTGTAAGAAGTGTCCTTAATCCATGTTTCAAAAGAAGTATCTGTATCAGGTGAGAGAGGCTTCACATTGTTCCTAACCCAATCAGCAGTGAAAGCCTTGAGCTCTGCTAAAAGGGACGGGTCTGGAGTAGGTGGCAAAGTTGCGAATCTCTTTGCCACACCGGCGAGCAGGGTCGGTGAGTCGGTTGTGTCTGGAGTTGGCAAGCAAACGCCGTCAAGGTGCATGCCACTACTAACCATCATCGGTGCGCGCCGAGATTGCTCGGTCACAACGAATTTGGTCAGTCGCGCTGAATCCTTGACATCTCCAACTGGATCAAGTGGGACCTCACCAACCCGATACCCATAGGCGAAGGTTACTCTCCGGCCTCCCGAAAACCCTTATGAGCAACGTGCATAGGGTTTTCGTTGAACTCCGTAGCGGCTTGCAGGCGAGCTACCTGCACGGAATTCTGGAGCTCAAATCCCACAGCATTGACATTGATATGACTGGCGGTCGAAAGGAATCGGTTGACACGCTCAGTTGTGACGATATCATTGCCCAGAACATCATGCTGTAAGATCTTCGCGCTGGTCATGCTGCGGCTGGCTGTTCTTGAATACTTAAAGTCCCGACGAGCGACCTCCTCGAACATAGGGCAAAGATAGCGAACTACCAAAACCTTACGCACGACTTGTGCACTCTGGATATCAGGACCGTCAGTGGGTTTGCCAACCCGGTAAGGACCAGGGCGGTGGTCAACGTCGGCTTGGGGACAGGTCGTGGGCCCGACGTTCTTCGGGGTGTGCGAAGGATCTGCAGCGATCCTGTACTCATACTTAACAATGCTGTCCATGACAACACTGCTAAAGCACAAGCTCAAGACACCGCAAGCAACACCCAGGACTGGGCTACAGCGAATAGCACGCGCTGCAACCCCCAACAGCAAAGGTGACTGAGACATGCAACTCATCTTGGACACACAGTGGGAAAGCGCCGCCACTGCTGTGCCCAAGACAAGCCCCATGCCTCCGCGCAGAGCTGCTGCTTTGGCCATAATGAGCTTCAAATCAAAGATACCTTTCTTGATCAAATTCACAGAATCGAAGTCAGCCACGTGGCCATCAACAAAATAAGCCTCTTTGTTGGAAACCAGGTCGGCACGAGGTTCGATCTTGTAAACCTTTCTCTTCGGAAGGCACCTCTGAAAGAAAGCCCACCATCCCTTAAGGTCAAGGGTTGGCCAGCCGCGAACACTCTCAAGAACAGAATGTCCCCTCTCCAAATGGCCAGAAATTTCAGACCAGACGAATCTGGCCCTACGTCTCTGATTAAGCAACAACCAATTAAGGTTACTGCCAACCAAAGGGAGGCATCGTGGGGCCCGGATAGGTGCTGGGCCGCTTACACGGTATGGTGGTCTGGCATCCACAAACACTGGAGCTTGTGGTATGTGCCTGTGTGCTGGTCTCCACTCGAGAAGTCCCCTCAAATGGGCAAATGCCGGTTCCGGCCTAACAAACCTGTTGGCACCCCCACGGGCAGTGATGGCGGCGAGGAGCTGTCGCTCTAGAGAAACTCGCTGTTGGACCACTGGCGGCAGAGGTGGGACGGGAATGTTAGCCGGCCTAGGCGGCAAGACTGGAACATTTGGAACTTGTTGTGGCGCTTGTTCGAGGAACTGGGGAACAGCCATGGCCTGGATGAACTGGGCCTGTGCCTCATCCTGTTGATCCTGATTACCAATGGGTTCCTGCATTGCTAGAGCTCGAGCTGCGCGCGGTGTAACGTAGCTGGAAGATGGACCTATCCAGTCATGCACGTCTTGTTCACGGGGCGACATCTTTTGCCTTTCGTTTTGCAGGTTCTCGCGGGCTTTCATTTTCTCCATTCTGAGGCGGGATCTTTCTAGCTTCTTTTGCTTTCCCGCATTTCCGTTGGTGCTGTGCATGGTCCGATTGTGCATGGCAGCTTCTGAAGCACGCCTAGAGCCAAAGAACATGGAACTGGCATAAGGGTGCTGCCTCCTACCAAACGAGAGAGCAGGAGGACTTGGCCATAAAGGCAGGGACCCAGGTACGGTTGGGACAGAAACCGTCCTGTTTTGAGGGTGAAGAGAAGAAGAAGAAAGTGGAATGTGGGTAGGGATGGGGAAGCCTGACAATTGCCCTGAACGGGCCCGCATGCCATTACGGTTTTGGGGGTTTTGAGTCGCTAAATTATCCATATGCAGTTTAATAAGTTTTCTCAATTCTCCACAGCCCGCTGGGGATATTTTTCCGCGTCGGATTTGGTTCAGCCGCATTATTGCGAAACACCGAACCTCACCGGTACACATACTTAACCCAACGGGTGTCTCAGGGGCACGCCGAGATAGCACGCCCCTGAAGCCTGACTCACAGGCTTACCACCCCGCCAGTCACCTGGCGGGATAATCGGGGGGCAAGGATAGCCCCCCGATGCCTGACTCACAGGCTTACCACCCTAACCGGTCACCCGGTTGGATAATCTGGGGGCGTGGGTTATGCCCCCAGATGCTGATTCACAGCTTTG